CAATTATTCCAGTATCGACCAAATCATCTGTTCCATAAAGTGTAATATCTGTGGCTCTATCCTCTTCTAGAGGCAGCATATAGTTTTTACTCATCATAACAAAGTTATTATATTCATCAAAGAACATTGCTGTTTGAGTTGAAATAGCAAGGTCGTTTAATATTTCTGCTACAGACTTATCGGGTGGTATGTAGAAAAATGGAATAGTTAATTCTTTTTCACCACTTACTCTTTTAAATACATAATTAGAAAATCCAACTGAATCAAGTAATAGACAAATTGCATAACTTAGCGATACATTAGTTACTAACATTTCTGGAGCCTTCACAGACTCAAAATAAAAAAACATATCTCTAAGTGTTAGTGAAACTGTTCTGTCAGTATACGAAAAGGATGGAAACTTTTCTGAGTACATTGTTTTAATAGGAACAAAATAATCATACCCGTCCACATTAACTGTTACATCATAAATCTTTATTTGTATATTATGAGAGGTATAGTCTTTAATAATGCTCTTAGGATTGTTTGGATTAAATGAATTATCATAGTCAAAAATTTGCAAGTTTCCAGTAGATGCCAACAACTGTCCTACTGGTAATCCGCTTGTGCCTAGATCTGATGCGGTTTTGGAAACATTGAAAGAAACTACCTTATCTGTTATATCGGCAACTAGTCTTGGGCTAATTTCAATTAAATCAAAAGTAGAATCAACTTTATTCATTGTATCTACAACAATACGAAGGCCTTTAATAAATTGAAACTCACGATATATATCTCGTCCATCTGTTTGAGATGTAAATTTAACTGGCTCTGTAAAATCTGTAACAAAGTTGGTAAGTCTATCAACAGTTTCTTCTTCAAGTGCCCAACCATATTTAGGGGTAAATTGTTCCCAAATTCCATTCCAATAAATATGATATACCCCTAGGGCACTTTCTGATGACTTAATTAAATATGCATAGCCATGAACTGATTCCTCTGGCAACCAGTCAACACTATTATATTCTTCTGCTTTTATAAAATTATCTCTATATTTTTCTGGAACAATAAGTCCATATGAAATCTCTACATACCCGTCATGGCTAATTACTGGAGTACCATCTTTTCTAGTTGTTCCACTATTAAAATTAATTATATCTACCCATTCGGTTCCTATTAAAGACTGAACCTTCCATTTAACTGGCGTAGTTTTATTGCTATTACCATAGAATGGGTCAGAGAATGAACCAGCAGCATTTGTAAAAGGTCCTAGATCAATTGAGCCAACATTTGTCTGCATCTTAACAATGATTCTGTTTGCGGGAACCTCTTGATCATAAACAACAAATGGAACAGCGTCATTAATCCAATATTGCCCATTCTTAAATATATTGGCAACACCCCTTATTACACCTTCATCCATTCTAAAGGATGTCCAATATTTAAAAGTATCATCTTTATTACCCATATAATATCTTGGTCTATTGGCCATACTGGTATTTGAGTGATGTATTTTTCTACCTGGAAAATATACCGCTTTATTTATACCAGATCTTGGTCTAAATTTTCTAAAACAATCTTCAAGAGAATATAACATTTCTTGTTTTTTGTTCTGTGGCTTTAAAAACCATGGCTCTTCGTTATTTTCTGGATCAATGCCACCATCTATTTTAATATCAGAATCTGTTGCCCCTGTATAGTACAGACCCGCATCACTTGGATCAAATGTATTAGGAAGTTGAAAATATTTTTCTGTAATATCTGAAGAAGGTCGATATCTATAATTACCAATTTTAAAAATATTATTAGGTATATTCATATTCCATTCAGCAATAATTGCAGATTGGTTTCTAACTGTTGCAGATGTTTCTAGGTGTGCCCTAAGTTCGTCGTCTTGCCACACACTAAACCTCTTCTAGCGTTAGTTGAATATTCCAAAAATCAAAATCAGGACCACGCTTTTCAACAGAATATGTAAAGTTAGTAAAATACATCTGTATTAATTGGTTGTATTGAGTTAGGTGCCCATACGAGTTATCATATTTTTGGAAGTTAGAATATTTGTCATATGCAAGATATACCCAGAATGGACCCTGATGACTTTCATACCAATCTAGAAGTTCTACTCCTCCTGCTCCACCATCAGTTGTATACTGTGTTCCGACCAAAGACGCTGGTGCTGGTTTTCCAGTTACTGGATTAAAATATCCAGGGGCATCAAATGATCTTGATGGCAACTTTTCCCACGATGTGGACAATGTTAGTTTATCAGCAACATGATATGAACGCATTCTACCATTAATCATTCTTTGCTTTACCTCTATGCGGTTAGTTGAAAATGAAAGTGGCTGTCTATTGTCATCAGACAAAATTAAAAATTGATCAAATGCTGTTGGGTTAGACTCTTCTCCTGGGTCTTGCCCAATTTCCAAACCATTAGGAACATAAAACTTTTCTTTTGGGATTGTTGTGCTGTTAGGATCTTCTACTAAAGTACCAGAATTGTCAGACCATAGCATTGCTTGTGGTCTTTGGTATTTTTTCCTACCTGACATATATGGTACTGTTGACATTATATAACTGCTCCTCTTAGTCTCTTTGAATCCACTTGTCTAATCTGATTCATAACTACCCTTGCAATTTCGTCAGGGTTTGCATCAGATTGAACATTAACGCTAATACTATAATTATACACTGAGTCGCCTACTGGATCTCCATTATTAATGGCCTTCATCTTATCTAATCCATATGAATTAACTGCGTATCTACTCATAATAAACTCACCAGGTGTAAGCATTGCTGGAACCGTGTCGGTGTTTATTGGTCGGAATAATCCACCCTTTGCCATATATTTAATTAATCCGCCAGTCGAGCGATCATTAATTCTAAACCCAGTATATGTTGGCTTTGGCGTTACTGATGCTGCAGCAGCCCTCATTCCAGCCAATTTTGTTTGCTCATCTACAATTGGTGTTATTCTTGATGTTCCGCCATATAGGTTTGTTCCATACTTGCTATCTGCTGCAGCCAGTGCTCTATCCATCTGAGCATCTGATGTATAGTTTTGTCCACTTGCCTTCTTTGCCTCTGCATTTAATTGAGCAACATATTCTTTTGCATCTGTCAGTGTTTTAGCAGCATCAATCTTAGCGGTAGCGTCTGCCTCATCTTTCTTTGCGGTCTCAATTATTTTTTCTGCCTGAGCAACAATTGGAGCAGTTGTTCCAGATGTTAAAGATGAATAAGATTGAATCTTGGCAAGTGTAGCATCCCATGCTGAATTAATGCTTTGAACTGCTGCAAGCAATCCAGCAAGTGCTGTACTAAAGTCTTTTGCTGCTAGAGCAGACGCATCAATCTTTGCCTTTACTCTTTCCCACTCATCCTTATTCATTCCAAGAACTGTTATTTGTTCAACTAGTGCATCAATCTGATCCTGAAGAAGTTGATTTTCATAAGTAAGATTTTCAATCTTTTTTTCTAGTGGCTTTAACTGAGTCTCTTGAATCTTATAAATTTCATCTTCTTTATCTCTAATTCTTAGCAATGATTCTTCACGCAACTCGCCAAGTCTATAAATCTCATCCTCAAGTCTTAGGACCTCTGCCTTAATAGCAAGACGTTCTGGACTTGTTTCAATTCGATAAAGTTCTTGTTGTATTTGATACTGTCTTTCGTTAATTTGATCCTTGGTTAATCCGCTCTCTGCTCCAACAAGTGCATCAAGTTCGTTCTTTCTGCCAGCCTCAAGAGCAGCCATTGCCTGGTCTCCAGCAAGTGAAATAGAGTCTGCCCTACTCTGTTGTGCTGCACGGGCTGCTGCTGCAATGTCACCTTGAGAAAGCGCATCTGCCAAACCTAGTTGATTCTGTTGTTGCTTAGATATTTCAGAGTTAATCTGATTAACCTTAGTTAAAGCCTCAACCTGCTTATCATATTTTTCATTAATCTGATCCGACTGATGTCCAATAATTGTTAAGTCATTAGAAAGTTTTGTAGACTCTGCATTAAGTTGTTCCATGTATCTGTTACTTAACTTAAAGTCAAGAGTCATCTTCTTGTTGCCAATTTGATACTCTCCACCAACTTCTAATGATCTACCAAGGTCGTTGGTCTTTTCGGTCATATCCTCAATAGGTCGAGTGTAATTAATTTCAATCTCACGCTGCATCTTTGAAATTTCTTCATTAATGTCATCAATCTGTTTTCTAAATGCTCTTGCAGCAGTTTCTGCAGCCTTAATCTCTTTTGTGTTTGCCTTCATCTTATCAACCATACCTGTGCTTCTTGGATCTGCACCTGTTCTGATTAATCTTTCTTGAATATCAAACATTTGGTCAACGACATCTCTACCCTGTGCTGCAGCCTCAGCATAGTCTTTTTGATTCATTTTAATCTGAATATCAATAACTTTCTTTTCTTCAATTGAGTTTAGATAATCTGATATTGCCTTTGCATCAATCTTTCCATCCTTAAGATCTTCGACTAATACCTTTGCAAGTTCTGGATTATCTAACACGGCAGCCATTTGATCCGCAGAAAGACCCATTGCTGTCATTGATGATGCCAACTGTGGCATTCTCTTATATAGTTCAAAGTCAGCATTTTTTGCAATCAAGTCAGTCATAACTGCTTGATACTCAAGTGCATCATTTGCCTCTTTGATTTTTTTAGTAAATAATGCCATCTCAGCAGACCCAGATTTACCCAAAGCACCTGCTGCAATAGCAGAAGCAACTGCTTGGTCTTCAATAGTCTTTAGCGCATCCTTGGCATCCATGCCAGACTTTGTTAACATGTTATATGCTGTCTGCTGATCTTTAACATTTTGTAATGCTTCATCGCCCTGCTGGAATGCATAATCTCCGACATCTGCTTCTCGGTATGTTTGCATTACAGCCTTACCGCTCTTAGTCAAACCAGTTATGTTAGCCTTTGTTCTAGGCTTACCTTTAGCAAATGTAAATAGTTGCTTATCTCCCTTAAGGTTAGCCAATTTACTAAAATCTTCAGAAGACATTCCATAAATCATATCTCTAAATTCTTTAGGGGCCTTAAACTTTAATAATCTTTGCTGTAAACCATCAAACATAGTAAACATCTTAGATATGTCTTTTTGTGCCTTCTTAGTATTAAATGCAGCAATCATTGACTTGAGAGGAGTTGTTGCATCAAAGGCGCCATCACGAACATTCTTAATTCTCATTGCTAATGCATCAAGGAAGTCTAATGGATTACTTCCTGTACCGCCTGCAGGAGGTGTTGCTCCGCCATCTTTGTTTGGAATATTAGCAGATATTACTGGATCAAGATTTACTACTGCTCTTGCTGCTGCATCTTTACCCTTATATTCCTTTATCAAATTCTGTCGTGCTGCTTCCCACTGTGCGCTACCAATGACAAGATCTTTATATCTTTCATCCATGTATAACTGAATATTTGCCCACTTAGCAGCATCAGCCTCAAACTGATCTTTATTTAGGTTTGCTTCATAGGCTATACCAGCAGCAAGTTTTTGTAAGTATTCTGTCTGCCCCTCTGCGTCAAGTTTTCTAAACTGATCCATTCTTTCTTGATTTGCTTTAAGAGCCTCAACAGCACCAGAGAGTTGTGGATTTTCTTTTCCAAACTGATCAAGCCCTGCTGTGCCACCCTTTTCATCAGCAAACTTTTCTTTACCTAATTTCTTTTTAAATGCTTCGATGTCCTCCATTTGCTTCTGGACTCCCTCTAGGCCAACTGTTTTTAAAACAACTTCCATATCAATTGTCAAACCATCTAGAGACTTTAGGTTATTTAGGGCTTCCATAGAGGCATCAAAGGCTGCTGGATCCTTTTTCCTTAATATCATGTCTGTAGCAATTTCTTTTGCTAACGCTCTATTCTTAAATCCAGAAAGGAGATTAAATAATTCTTTTGTTTTGCCTGCGCCCTGTAATCTAATTCCTGCATTAATCAATACATCTAGTTTATTTAATTCTCCCTTAAACATACGCATCCAGTTATTTGCTTCTTCTGGATTAAGCACCTTGCTTCCAACCAGCATCTGCATTTTTGCCTGGAATGTTTGTGCATCTGCTTCATTTTTAAAACCAGTAGGATCATATGAGCCACGTCTATCATTATATGTTGTTACGCCAATGCCCTTGGTTGTTTCTAAAAACTTCTTAGCAGCATTCTCATATTCTGTTCCCTTATATGCTTCAGAAACATTTGTTCTTGATGCATCAAAAAATGCGTCTTCACGATTTGCTTGAGCACCTAAAACGCTATTACTTTGAACTCGTCTAAAGTCTTGCTCTGCCTGATATATTTGAGCAAGAATAATATTATTCATCTTTGTTGTTTCTTTTGCTTGGTTTGCCAACAAAGTCTGTAGATCGCTTTCTAACTTGACCTTTTTCTGAAGATTAGTAGTTGATGCTATCTCTGTTTCTAATTTTTTCTTTGCTTCATCGTGCTCAAGAGCAACAGCATCTGCTTGCATTTGAGCAAGTTCAACATTGTTCATAGCATATGATGCTAAACTTGCTATATCTTTTCTTTGATTCTGATCATACTTACCAGACTCAATATTTTGTCTTATCTTTTCGCTTCTACCTCTAGCATTTGCAATAAGATTAATTCTGGTATTTAAAGGTTCCTTTTCTAACTTTTCTCCATTTGGACCGACAAGAGTTCTAACCTTACCAGCAATTTGCATCTCTAAAGTTTGATCTCCAAGTTGTAGCGCCATAGCGTGTGCAATACTTGCTGCCTGTGGCTCTGTTAAAACTCCATCCGCTACCTGAGCAGCCAACTTTAATGCTAAATCTGCTGTAGCCTTTTCTGCATTGAACTGCTGTATATTTTTCCTAAATGTTGCAAGTTCTTCTTGGCCGTATTGGTCTGATAAAAACTTTTTACCAAAGGTGTCATTAATCTTTAGTGATTCATTATATTTAGTATACTGAGACCCTTGTCTTCTCTTATCCATAATTTCAGATGAGCCAACTTTTCCAGTTAACTGACCCATCTTCTTCATGGATTCTCTTGTGGCAGATGTAGCAGTTACAAACTTAGCAGCCTCTGCAGCCATTTTATTAAAGTGTTGATTAAGCATGTAAGCGCCAGCACCTAGTGCAGTAAGAGCAGTTACTGTCCAACCAATTGGACCCATACCAGCAAGCATTGGTGCAAACTGAGCAACCATACTTGCGCCACCAAGTGCTGCAGTAACTTGAGGAGGAGCGCCTAGAACTCCTGCTGCAACAGTTGCCATACCAAGCGCACCTGAAGCCTTGCCAGAAAATCTCTGAGCCTTTTCTCTTCTCATACCACGCTTCATTTGCTTGTATTGCTTCTTGCTCATAGGTCCGTCTTGACCCATGACTATTTGACCATTTTCATCTCTAGCAAAATCACTTGCTTCATCTAATGCTTGTGATTGTGTCAATAATCCAGGTGGCATATTGTTTGATGCGTCTGACATTTCTTGTTGTGCATTTGCTGTAGCAGCAGCCAATTCTTTTTCTTTTTGCTGTAATGTTTGTTGTTCAAGACTTTGGGTTTGCTCTAGCGTTGTTGCTCTTTCTTGTTCAGTTTGTGCAATAGCATCAGCAAGTCTTTCTTGCGTGATCAAGTCTTCATTTGTACGCTCTAAGATATCAGCAGTTTGTTGTGATTCTTCTCTGACATCTGTCATCGTAGTAGTAGTTTGATTTGTTACATTGTTTCCGTTTTCTGTGGCAGCCAACTGTTCTTGCTTTGCAGCATTTATTTGATCTTGTGTCTGTGCCTGATCTTCTGTTGAGTCTGCAATATTAATCTCATTACCCTTAATCTTAATATTGATATCTCTATTATCTCTTACTGTAGCAGCAACCTCTGAATGTGCCTGTGCGGTTTCCTCTGTAGCAGCATCAATAACCTTTGTATTTTCTTCAATATTTTTTGTAGAAACTCTAATAGATGCTGTGGATGCTTTAACTTTCTTGTCATCGATTAATGGAAGATTGCCCTTGCCAACGCCACGCTTTCTTCTTTGTCTGTCTTGAGACTTTAGTACTTGTCTGATATCTCTATTTTCTGGAGTATTTAAATCATCATAAAATGCCTTGTTGGTTAAGTCCATCTTACTTACTCTTGCTTGTGTTTCTGCAGCAGTTCTTCTTGGAACACCAGCCTCAGCCAATCTATCTGCTTGAGACTTAACCTCTGCTTCTTTTTGCTGTAGGCCTTCAACTAAGCCGTCGCCAATATCTTTTCCAAGTCTTTCAGTTCTCTTAGATGGTGAATTTGTTTCTGCGATTCTTTCTGCTTCTGTTAGATCTTTGCTTACTTGTTCTGCAACAGATTCTTCCATTGATAAAATTCCAGAACCCTTTGTTGCTGTTGCCGTTCTTGCTTCAGGACCTATTTTTGCAGAAGTTGGCTTATCGAAATATTCTTTAGGGAGTCCAGCCTCTATTCCAGCCTCATTTAATTTAACACTTTGTTCTTTTGTTGCGCTAAATCTAATTGCAGTTACTGTATCTTTTGCTCTTTGTATTGCAGCATACAACTCTTGGCTAAGAGAATCTGTGCTTGTCTTAAGTTTTGCTTCAACATTTGCTGCTATTTCTCTAACAACATTATCATCAACAAACTCATTAGGATTATTTGTTATCCATGTTGATAACTCACTTGCTATATCTTTATCAAATTGCTCAACAGCAACCTTTAAGTGCTCAAAACCCTTACCATCTTTTGCGACCATATCAAATGTGGTACGCCATTTCTCAGAAGTATCTTTTGTCCACTCATCCAAAAATCCAGCATTAAATCCTTCAGTACCCAAGTCCTTAGCAAGTTTAGGCATCTTACCTTGACCAAGTTTACCTGCTGCTTGGTTGTAAGTTCCCTTAAGATCATATCCATAGGCACTCATTACTCTAAAGTCAGAATCTTCAAATCCGCCGACCTTCTTGAGTACTTCTATGCCTTTTCTAGTCTTATCATCTAATACTAGTTGATCTAACCCTTCAAGATTAGTTACTGTTCCTCCACCAACATGTGAGTATTGTCTTCTTTCTTGCTGATCAAATTGTGGGAAAGCAGCACCCATTCTGCTATAACCCTTTTCTGGGTCAAACCTTTTACCTATAGTAGAAACTAGTTTTCTTGCTTCAGACTCAGAAGATATTGCTCCATCAGCAACTGCAGCCTTTGCTTCTTCTACAATGCTTTGCAGTTCTTTAATAATTGTTTCCCTAACACCCTCTAGAGATTCCTGAGTTGTATCCTTTAGAACAACTCCAGTTCTTTCTGCATATGCAGAAAGTTCTGTCACGGTCATTTCTCTAATACGCTTAAATTCTGCAAGAATATAAGTCTCTGCTGTTGTTCCAGGGACTACGCTAGATCTTGTAAAGTCTATATCAGATTGGGTTACATCTCCAACTCTACCTCTTCTATATCCTGGCACACTATCTGTTGCAATTGCCTCAAGTAGCGGACCATACTTCTGTGTATTATCTTTAGATACAACTGTCTCTCCTGGCTCAAGCATTGCTGGAACCTTGTCTCCACTACCAGTTCCTGGAACACTAAAGACACCATCTTTATACCCTGGAACCTTTGGAGGTGTTACAGACTTTACTCCTGGAGAAACATTAAACAATCCTGGAGAAGATGCTGCTAGTGCTCTTGCCTGTGATGTAGCATTAGCATATGCTCTTGCTAAAGCATCTGCTGCCGAGGCCTCAACATTAAATGTTGCTATTAAATTTTTATGAGATGTATGAAGTGCATTTGTTTCTGCAAGATTTTCAATTTCTTGCTGAGTTAAATAATCAAAGCCACCGCCAAGTACCTGATTCTGACCATTGAGTTTCGCCATGCCCCCACGAAGCATTGCAAAAAACTTAATTAAGTTTGCAATACCATTGGCTACAAGACCTATAGACATAAGCGCTACAGGAGCAATAACACCAAGCACACCAGTAATAACAGTTACTATCTTTTTTGTTCCATCGCTTAAACCATTAAACTTTTTAAGAATATCTCCAACAAACTTTACGATAGGTGTGACTGCTTCTAAAAATGCTTTTCCTACTGGAACTAATTCAACCTTTAATTGCTCTAAGGTTTTCTTAAACTTAACGCCAACAGCATTTTCAACCTTTGCTAATTCTCGCTCAGAAAGGATTGCTAATTCTTCTACAGATGCTCCAGCCAAGTCAAATGCTCTCGCTGCCTGTGTTCCACCTTTAGAAACATTTTGGAACAGTGTAGACAAACGGGCAAACTGGAACTTACCAAACAATTGCTCAATAGCACGAGCACGATTTAATGGATCTAATGTGTCTAACGCTCTAGCAAATCCTACAACAGTACCCTTAAGATCGCCAGCATTTGCTTCTACTAGCCCCTTGATATTAATTCCAAGTCCTGCTAAGAATTCGCTTGCTTTCTTTGATGGATTAATTAAAGATGCTAAACCAGACTTGAGTGCGTTAGCACCTTCTGATGCATTAATTCCACCTTCCTTCATTGCTGTCATAAAGAATGCAAGATCTTCTACAGATCCACCAAGTTGCTTTACAACTGGTCCAGCCTTTGGAATTGCTACTGTTAAGTCTTCAATAGATAATACTGTCTGGTTTTCTACTGCGTTAAGAAAGTTAATTTTTTGTGCCAATTGTTCGCTAGATATTCCAAAGGCATTCTGTAAAGATATTGTTGTTTCAAGTGCTTGTTGCTGCTCTACTTGTCCAAGAACAGACAATCTAGTTGCTTGTCTTACTTGTGCTTCAAGAGCATCTCCAACAAGACCCATTGCTGCTGCCTGTGATGCCAACTCAACAGTATCTTTAACTGCAATTCCATATTTGGTAAACTCCATTCCCAGTCTTTTAACATTTTGAATTGCTTTATCAGTTGATTCAGTAGATGTGAGCATGTCTCCATAAACTCTTGAAAACTTAATAACTGCCTGCTCCATGTCCATAAATGCTCTGGATGCAGCAGTGCCCATCATTGTTAAAGGAATAGTTAGACCAACCATCAACTGACGACCAGCCCACTGTGTATTCTTACCGAAGTTTAGAAGTTGTGTGGAGCCTTGCTTTAATAACTGATTAAGAAATTGCTGTCTTTGTGCAGCCATCTGCACTCTAGTGGCGTAGTCCGCATACTTACCATTAGTCATTTCAAGATGTTTTGGAACAACCTGAAGAACCTTTACTAACTCACCATTAGCATTTGTTAATTGAATATACTGAGACTGAAGTAATTTAACACGATCTTTACGAGCACGGTTTAGTACTTCTCTCTCAGCAGCAAAAGCCCTTGTAAATGTTTTTGTATCAGCAGTTGCTGCAGCAGCCGTATATCTAAAATACTCTTTAAGAGATAGTTTATTTTTTTCTAGAGCATCTGTAAAAGATTTGGTACTAGTAGATATCTCTTTTTGAGATGCAACAAATTTACCAGTGGCATTGATTGACTGTATGAGTTGATCAGTTAAACCCTTTTGAGCATTGACTGCTGCAAGGTTGCCCTGAGTTAAAGCCTGATTAAATCGGCTTAATTGAGCCTGTAACGCTCTTAACTGTCTTAGCGCATCACGTGTGTCAAAATTGACATTAATATTTGCGCTTACATCATCAGCCAATCATGACACCCCCAATATTTAATTACTTAACTGAATTTAAAAAGCCTGTTGATTCAGACAACGACATACCTGAAGCAGCATCAATAATCTTATAGACAGTAGGAAGATCAAGATTTTCTTCAACTATCTCTCTGCTTTCTGCCAATGCTGGTAGGTATTGCTTGAATGCAATCTGGACACAATCTAACAATACATCCATTGATTTTGTATTGTCATCTGCTACATTTGCCAACTCACCAAATCTTTCAAGAAACGGCTTTAGCAAAGAAATCTTTAGTGGCTTTACTTCAAACTTAGTGCCATCAATTAAAGATAGTTCATTTTTAGATTGAACATTAGTTTTTGAACTCATTATTCCTCCCAAGAATATGTTGATTAATTATACCATAGTCGACTTGTATTTTTAACTTTTGACTTGTTCATAGTCTAGGCCTAAGCCTATACCAAACCCTGCTTGCTGTGCATTTATACCTTGTAATGCTAGGATATCACTAGAGTCTTTTGCCTGACCTTTACTAAATACCCTGGCCTTCATATCTTCCCATGCATTGGTCTTATTAACATTCTTGTCTAGATCAATACCCTGAATGGCAGCCAAGAACTTTTTATTATCATAATCATTTTCTCTCTTTTGAGACAACAATGACATTAACTCTGGCAAAGCCAAAGATCTTTCTAGTTCATCATAATTTTTCCAAATGCCTAGTAGAAAAACCTCAGACTCTAGTTTTGCTATATCCAACTCTTCCCATGTTGAACCACTTTTCTGTGCTTGGTCCTTTACACTTTCCTCTGAGTCTTTTCTAAGTTTGATACCCGCACCAATATCTAAAATATCATATATAGCATCTAGGTCAACATAGTCTTCTAAAACTTCTACGCTGACTGCTATCTCTGGTTTAAATTGTTCCATGCAGATTCTTGCACATTCTGTTAATGCGGAAATAGCAGCAAGATCTCCTTGGGCATTTTTGACATGCTCAAAGTTGTCCATTATCTTTCTTAAGTATTTTATTTTTAATGGGGATATTTCCAGAACGGTTCCATCAGATAAAATAATATCTTTGGTTTGGTAAATTTCAGTTGCCATATCTTTATTATAGCAAACAGAAAAGCCCAGCCTTTTCGAATGTGGCTGGGCCTTCTGATTTATTAAGTTGTACTATATTGCTTACGCTGCTGTTACTGTACGATCTACGATCTTACCATAAGATCCAAGGTCGTTTGGAAGCAGACGGAATGATACTTCAAACATTGTTGCTTCATCACGCTTTGCTGATACTGTAACATTTTCAATTGAAAGTGCACGGTATGCTGCGTAGATGCGTTCCAAGTTTGATCCTTCCTCGCAATCACCTGTTCCAGGACCTACTGCGACGATGCCTCGCTCAACTGGACATTCACCAAGGGTTCCTGCCTTCAAGTTGAGAGTTGGATTTCCTGCTACAGCGCTTAGATCTGTGTCAGATCCAGCAATTGCCACAAGAAGATTTTCCAAAGTTGATTCAGCAAATGTAGTATTTAGGTTAACCTGCATACCCTGCTTGAACAACTTAGCGACGTCAAGGACCTGATCAACAGCAACTTCACCAAAGTCTGGCTGGAACTGAATTTCCAAACCATTCATTGTGTAACCTACGTTACGGAAGTCTGTATCTGCGTCAAGTGTTGTTGCATATTTTGTACCGTCGACGTATGCTGGCAAATCTGCTTCTGCCATAGTTCCGTCAAATACCCAGACCTGCGCTGCACCAACGATAATATTACTGCTACTGCCTAGAGCCATAATTTCACCTCTTTTTTGTTCTATAGAATAAAAAGGCGTGTTTCCTCATTGACAATTATACAACCCTTTTATTAATTGTTGATTATATCTTGCATCTGATGATACTCGAAATCTATGATTATTTTGTTCCCGCCGTAGGTACGGGCTGTTCCAAAGTCTATAATATCCCTGGTTTCTTCTAGTTGGTAAATACGGAATCTGTGGAATTGGAACTTACAGGTCATACCATCAAAAGATTTTCCTTTAGCCCAGTCATTTATTTCTGCTGCAGTTTCATCTTCACGATCCATCAGTCTTAGCACTGATTCTTGTATTCGAACCATTGTTTCAGTTGGTGCAGATCCCTGTGCATAAAAATAATATAAAGCCTGTTCTTGTTTGATATGTGGGAATGGAGATCTACGCATTCGAACTAATCGATCCCATGTAACGGCAATACCCTGAGTACTGTTCATAAAATACTCAGTCAAATCATCTATTGTTGATGGAGTGCTTGGGAAAAAGGGAAATTGTTCTAATCCAGTTAACTCTGGTATTTTTTCAGACAAATATTTATTAATCCACAACATTGGTGTGTTGTAGGGAGATGTTGGTGCCCAAATCTCTGCTGCCATTAAATCATCGCCCCCGCATTAGCAACCCACCGATATCCTGTTTGATATCCTACGGTCTTACCACCTTTAACTCCAGCAGCAAGATTCTTTTTATAACTGGTTGGTCTAGAAAAATAATCTCTTAATCCGCTATTCTTTAAAAATGCTTGTGTAAAGTAGTTGCCAAAAAATAATTCAAATGTTTGCTGGAACTGTCCTCTAGTAATTCCTCCAGGATTATCCACAACAACTTCTTTTTTGGTATAAACAATTTCGCCATTATCTTCAAACCTAAGCACATTAGAATTCTTTGGCCTGATTGTAACGCTTATTCCATTTTCCATAATTGATGCTTTTTCTTTAAATGGTGTATTAGATCCATATTGAATGCTGTCAGATTGTGTAAATGAAGAAGTAAAAGAAACTCCATTTCTATTAACAGTATAGTCTATATCAAACAATCTAGCATTTGGACTTCCAACCTGATACCATTCGTAAACATGGTGTAATGTTTGTGGGCTGACTCTTGCGTTTGAGTCTATAAACTGTCCAGCCATTTCAGCAGTATCCATACCTAGATTAACTAAAAACTTTTGCTTACCTGCTTGCATGCCATCTAAAAATCCTATAGAATAATCTATTAGGTTTTTCATATCTTTTTTAAACTTCTTGGATTCAAATACGGCTCTCATACATCTACCGCCTGATTTTCTGATCTACGAATTACAAGGCTGTAATATTCTATTCCACCAAACGGGCCTACGAATGGTTCTTGTTTTGCAATCTCAAATATAGTTGATTTGCCTGCTCTTGGGCCAGAGGTTTCAAGATAAATTTCGTTACAGTTTTTATCTTTAATGTTGGTAATAATAACATTTGTAATTGAGTTTTTTGCATCTATGCTTGATATTCTTATATCTGTCTTACATCTTCCGATTAATAACTTATCTTGAGTTATATTAACATTTGGAATAACTTCTTCTTTAGAGGCTGATCCTGCAGCAGTAAAAGAACATGCAATCGTTCTATCTAAAACCCATGTCTTTTTTATATTGCCGTAGGTTCCCTGTTCAACAATTGGATGAAAGATATCTGCTTGCATTGGAAATGCGAAGTCTGTAGTTTCGCATGTTGCCATTATAGTGCTCCGACAAACTTAATCGGCTTGCGATATTTATCAAGTATTTTGTCTACAATTAAATTGCCAGTGCCTTCAAATACTGTTTTATCAAACTGGATTCTAAACTGATCTGTATTATATGCACCAATATAACGCTTATAATAATCTAACTTGCCACACTCAATATCATGAACAAGCAACTCTGTTGCTCTTACTATATCTAATGGAACCTTGTTATATCCTGCTTCTAGGACAACTGTATAGTCCCATCCTTTTGGAAATACTCTTGCAGAATAGTCAAGTCCTATAAAATCTGTTGGTGAGGCTGGTAGTAAAATACGAGCAGACTCATCTCTATTAACTTTATCATTAAATGTCATTGTAATTGCTGTAGCGTCTTGGGTTATCTCAAATAACGAGACTGAGTTTTCTATATCGTCAGCATCATATATTAAAACATTATTTTCATAAACCTTTAAAACCTTTTTAGCATCTACCCAAATAGGTAAGTAATCTGTACTTTGACCTGTTGTCTGAAGTACTTTTTTCTTATAATAAAATTCTACATCGCACACAGAGTCTATAATTGCTCTGGCTAATTCTTCATTAGATGCATATGCTGCAATTTCGCTTGCAGTGTTTCCATGATCGTTTGGGTTTATATATGGACGGACAACATCAATATAGTGCTCATCTCCGTCTATTGTAATCTGATACTGTGTATCGTATTTTGAAGAAATACTGATTGTTACCTTCGAGTCTGTTCCAGAAGTTACGCTTCCTTCAATTATTGAAAAGTCCGCCATATCAACAACTGTGTAGTCATATTCTGTGGATGGTAATCCAACAGTTAGATCTACACTAAGATTATATGGCGGAACTCTCAATATTTGCATTTAGCGACCAAACTCCTTGGCTACTTCTTCTGGTGTAGCAAGACGAATATGGTTTCTCTTAAGCCATGCTTCTGCTTGATCTGGTGTTACGATATTATAGCCACGATACACCTTACCTACACCTGGTAGGCTTACATTCTTTGTAGAGTGTACAGCAACTGTCTTCTTTTGTGGAGTAGCAGCAGGCTTCTCTGGTGTGCGCTCAACTTGTGTTGCGCCAATAACACCACCTGCAACAGATCCCATGCCTTGAACTAGATTGCTCGATGCAAGGTTATCTGTACCTATAACTCCAGAATCTTTAGACTCTTCTGCAGCAGCAACTTTATATGCTTCCCATGCAGAAACCTCTTTTGCTGGCTCTTCTGCCTTTGCTTCTGGCATAGGAGCCTCTACAACTGGTTCTGAGACAACAGGTGTCTCTTCTGGTGCTTCGTTATTTAAATTGTTTTCTTCCATTATTCAACCTCCTATGTGAACTATTATAACAGAATACTAAAAAGTAAGAGGGGGAGGAGATCATTCCCCTGCCCCCTCTCAAAGGTTACTGTCTACAGATTAGTCATCTGAAGCAGCATCGGCCCAGACGATTGCATCTTCTTCTTCCCATTGAATACCAAAGCGAACGAATACTGTATATTCAATAGTATCCTTCTTTGCCTTATATTCACGGTTTACGACGATGTCTCTCTGGAAGCCCCATACACGGTTCTGAGGGAATGTCAAATCGACATAACCTTCAGGGTAGTAAGGAACTTCTTGTACGTCAATGCCAAGAACACGTGTTGTACGTGCTCCACCGAATGTCTGACCATTTCCATCAAGGTATGCTTGACGGTTTGCTGCAGTACCTGCAACTCTTGGACCCATTGCTTCAGCAATAGCATCTGCGAGTGTACCATTATTCTTAACAATGCCTGCGAATGTATCTGTACCAACATAGAACTTTAGGTTGTTCTTAAGTGCACGATACTTACGTGGCAATGCAGTAATAAGGTTCTGCATAACTTCTGGTGTCCAGGCATTATCAGAAACAGAAACAACAGCCTCGTGTGAGTCTCCGTTGTCCTGATGCTTCTTAACAAAGCCCTTCATGATTGAAAGGAAGTTACCTGTTGCGCCGTCACCATTGATAGCGAGATCTTCGATATCGTTAGCGAATGCGTTAGTCATCAAGCGAACTAGATGATCTTCAAGCGCTGCTCCTTCAATATTGTCTTCAAGTGCTTCAGCAGATACTTCCCAGTCTAGACGAATCTTCTTGGTTGTAAGTTCTACCTTGCTGAATGTTGCACCAGTATTGGTGTAGTCACCGACACCTTGAGCAGCAGCACGAATAACTCGTTCACCCACGTTAATCTTTTCGAGTTCCATGGTGTTTGCTCTCATTGTGACACGGCGACCATCCTGGGCGAGAACTGTGGCGTCCCAAACGTAATCAATGAAACGCTGTGCCTGTTCAGGGCGTAGGATACCGCTTCCAGCCTCACCTGAAGGATTTACTGCATTTGGTCCTGTTGTAAGACCTAGGTTAGCGTTTGGGACATTTCCCAATACACCACCATCAGTATAATTGCCAGGGATGTTTGAACCTGCTTCAGAACCTGATGCAAATGCACCCTGTGCCTGATAAAGACCTGGTGTTGTTCCACCGAGTTGTCCAGATTCTCCTGGTTGGTTTTTCTTTATTTCTTCCGACATATTGTCACCTCCAAGTATTTTACTTATCTAAATAAGTCGGCTGTTTTGAGGAAACGTCCGCCCCATAGGGATTTCTCCATCATTTCTGATGGTTGTTCCTGAACGATCTCGCCTAGATCGCCAGACTTTCGGAATGCTGTATCTGCTTCTACTGCGTCAACACGCTTTCCAAAATTATTAAAACGGTCATTAATTGCAGCAATATCTTTGGCGACTGCTTCTAATGAACCCTTTACTGCATCTGTATCAACCTTGCTAGACTTAAGTACTTCTACTTCTGCCTGCAAAGACTTTACAGTTTCAACTAAATCGCTAAAGGCTGTTGAGATTGTGCTCTTGATATCCGCTATTGATTCAGCAATAACTTCATCTGATTTCTTTGCCTTCATTTCTTCTTCATCTTCCATTTCATCTTCAGCAGAATCTTCTTCTTCCTTTGATGGTGTGGATGGTGCTGCAGCCTTTTCTGTGTCAGCAGTTTCAGTTGTTTCAACAACAACTTCGTCAGCCTTTTCAGTTTCGACTACAGGAGTTTCGGCAACTGCCTCTGGAGCGATTTCTTCTGACTTTGCAATTTCTGTTACTTCATCAGTAACTTTCTTTGTTTTTGCCATAGGATTTTCCTCCTTTGAAATCTTAGCATCAATGCCTTTAGCACTATCTACTAAGAATTTGACTATATCCATTTTTTCACTATCCGTTTTTTCAACGAACCCTATATTCTTCATTTCATTTCCAGTAACTGGACTATTTACTGTTTCTTGATCTGAAACCATTACTATTCCAGATTCCTCATCATAAAAAACATTTTCTAACTCAACATCTTGACCCTTTACAATATCAACGCCATCTACCTTTTCAACATGCATGATATTTGCAAACTGATTTGCTGGTGAATCTACAAGACTCAACTCTACCAAATCATAATCTTTAATAATTCTAATTGTAGAATCTGACTTCTCATCATAGCCATCATCCCACTTATTCATTCTACCGCCGATTGAAAAACCTGTGTATGTTCCATCAAGAACTTTTTCCCATGCATCTTGTGCACCCTTTGAAATATATGCAGAAACAAAAACACCAGAGTAAAATTTCTTAGACTCTGGATCAAAGAATTTATCTTCTTTAAAAGAAACCATCTTTCCTACTGCAGATGGCATATGCATTTCACGAATGTTGCCACGGAAGTTTGTAAATGCTTTTACAGATGCTTCTGTTGTAACGATATCGCCTTGTTTATCAATGTTATCAAGCGAGGCAAAACCTGAGACGATACGTCTCTCCTTATCAACCTTCGCAAATGGAAGGGAAAGCCTTACTGATTCCCCATCGGTGTTCCAATGGGCTTTTGATATAGTCATACTAGAATATATTATAGAGCCTTTTTTACACAAATGTTAATAAATTGTGTATAAACCTGTGGAAAACTATTGAGATGATCTTCCTTCACCCTTTGGATTTCTACCGCTAATTGTGGCAGGTCCATCGGACTGGTTGTTTGTTCTTTCTCCATCCCGTGCACGATCAGCGTTGTCGTTTGCTGTATCTTGTGGCTTAGGTTGGAAAGGCTCGTCTCCTCCTTCCCTTTGTGGAAGTCCAAGTACTGTTCTTGCTTCATTTGGAAGCATAACCTGGGTTTTAATATATCTTTCCAGAATCTGAGATTGTGCAATCTCGTCTGTTAGAGTTAACTCATTAAACTTAAGAACTAAAATATCAGTCTGCTCTTTAATAATTTTGTTTAAGATTTTTTCTAATTCTCTCTGTGCTGGTCTTGCAACCTGCTCTTTGAATGTTCTGTCTTGAGACATTGCTGCTGCTATACCACCAGCATCTTCTCCACCAATCTTAGATAGGGGAACTTGGTGAGCAATTAAAATATCATCACGATTTTGCTTACGATATCTTTCGAACGATCCCTCTTGAACACCATTTTCAATTGGCTCCATCTTAAACTCGACCTTATTAGAATCACTATCTCCAGGAAGCGGAATGTATAGAGTTCTATGTGACTGACCCTTAAGGTTTGTTTGTAAGAATCTAAACATCTTATCTTCTGCATCTGCAGATAGTCGAGCACCCTTCAATGTAACAACATATCTAGGAACAGCCTTATTGCTAAAATAATCAATGTTATATTGAGATGCTAAATGATCTCCATGCAATGAATTAATTGCAGATAGAATATCTGGCACACCATAGAAGGTGTTCAATGGCGAGTATTGCTTAAAGTGAATAATCTCATTTGGTCTTGGATCTGCAGTAATTGGATTTGGATTGTTTGCACCAAAGTTTCTAAAATAAACAACCTTCTGCCCAATAATCTGAACATATCCATCACGGACTCTACGAACACGAATCGTTGTTGCTGGAATATGTCCAACATAACCTATCTGGCCAGTAGTGGTTCTACCAATTTCAAGATATCCATTTCCAATTGCTTGCATATCTGTATAAACTTTTGTCATTGTTGTTGTAAATGAATCATCATCATTAAGAGATTCTAGCCAAGAGTGCATTTCAATTTTGGCTCTTTCAATTCTATTTCTTGCTCTTGATACTTGATCTTTGTCTTGATTAGATTCAAGACGCAACATTGTGCTTGGAGAAATCTCAAAGTCATATCCTAATCCAACAATGTTTTCTACCTTAGCATCAATAGCAGCATGGTTTGCAAATGATGTATCGTAATAATTAGCAAGTTCATAAACATTCCATGGTGGTGTAATTACATCAAATAATCCATAGGCATTTCTATATACGACACCAGGATTAATTTCTTTTGATTTTGCTCCATCGATACCTCGCTGCTCTGCTCTTGCACTGTCAAGATATCCTTGTGTGTTTTCTGGAGAAAGTGCTTTTTCAACAAGTCTACTTGTTCTACGCTTAAAGTTATTTTCTAATCCAGAATAAGACTTAATAACATCCCAAGAATTATTGAATGGGTCGTCGCTTTTAAACTGATCTAGCGGACTAGATAAGTCATCAATCTTTGCCCCAATAAAAAACTCTTGTTCTTCTGACATTAGTCTTGCGCTCCATATTTTTTAACAGTTTGCTGTGCATCATATACTGATCCAAGATCGTTTAGATTTGGAATCCAGCCTTCCATCATTCTCTGCTTTTGTTCAGAATATTCCTCATCAGTAACTCTTGCAAGTCCTGGGAAAAAATGTGGCTCCCCTTCTGGCTCCCCATAATATGCTGCTGCCTTTTTTAGTTCTGCAATCTTAGAAATATCGCCTTTCATAGATGGAATATTTAAAATATTACCTTGTCCATCTGTAAACCACTTTCCATTTGCTTTTTTCCATACATAAAGACCCCAGTCATACTTTTTTTCAATCATTGTAACCTTGGTCTCACCAATCTGACCAGGCATTCTAGGTTTTCCGTCTTTACCAAAAGGTAGGTTGTTATTGTTTTTCATTACCATAAGTATACCATACTATACTGGATCTGATATCTGTGCTTGCCAAACCAAATCTTGAAATGCTGTATATTTGTAATCTTTAAACCGAAGTGGCCGTGTATCGTCAATAATAATTTTATTAGTTCCTGTGTATGCTTTATACAAGTCTGCTGGATTAACACCATAATAACTTGATGAAGATGCCACAAGCACACCCTTCCAAACATAGAAGTCTGTCCAATACTCCCAGTCTAGGAATCCATCTAGTCCAAACTTAACTCTAGCCCATCTTCTTTTCTCTACCTGCTGAATTTCCTGTAAACTTGTTGTCTGATAATAGGACAAACTATCAAAAATAATAGGGCCATTAATCATAATATTTCCAGTGTATGATTTAAAGTTTAGTACTGTTGGGAATCCAATTCCTAACATTGTCCATTCCCCGACATTTATAACTGGCTCTTTGACAACACTTCCATTAATATAATAAGAAATACCATCGTATAGCATGCCAGTGTTTGCGTCTATTGCATAGATCTTTGCTCTTTTACCACTTGGGTGATCTGCCACCATGTAGAACTTAATAGTTTTTGACTTAGCATTTATTTGCATAATCTGAGTAGAGCCATACGGGAAGAAGTCATAGTTAAATCTAATTAAAGATTGCATAGCCATAACTTCATAATTTTCAGCCTTATTTGGATTAACCTGTATAGCAACACCACGATTGATTAATGGGTCATAATCGCCACGAACTTCTAGTCCAGAATATCTAGTTAAATATAAATATGGAGAAGAACCCTTATAAACTGTTATTGGATTTTGGTATTTGTAATTATAATAATATCCTGTATTGACATATGGATAAACGCTTGCTCCAAACCTTGTGCCGATACTGTTTCCGCCATTGTAGTTATAGGCCTGTGATGCCAACTGTAAGGTTTTAACCTTAATTGGTTTGTTGTGGATTCCATCTACATCAAATTCAAAATGAACTCTTATCGCCAACTTATCAAATGCAACATCTTTTGGTGGATAAATTACAACATTATCAACAACCTCATACTTTGTATTAATCCAATCTGATCCAGGGCTAATTACTCCATTCTTTGGTACGCTTTCTTGATTAACAAAAAATCCATCTGAAGCATTGACGCCAGTTTCTAAATATTCAAAAGTAATAAATGTTCTTAAGATTGCATCAGATGTATCGTAATAATATGACTTAATAGATCGCTCTGCCAAATCTTGATAATCCTGATATCCAGTATATAAATAATTATCTAAAGAATCATAAGATCTTTGTAATGGAAATGAGTATTGTGACTGTAGTTCTGAATAACTCCATCCGTCTGGGTCTACAACTTCAGATACCTTGAATTTTGTAGGCGCTGGATAGTTAACATTAAACTGAATAAAGTCTAAGCCTAGGCGAGAGTCGCCCTTTTCATCAGTAACAAATTGAGCAAAATATGCAAGAGGAATATAGTCTTTCCATGACCCCTTAATGTCAACATCTAAATAAAAAAGACCAAAGTATGACTTTGGAACTATGCCTATGCTTGGTTTATGATTTTGTAAAGTAAAATTAACAAACGATGATGGAGAAAAAGAGAAATTTTCTAATACTTCTGGAGTTTCATCATATTGATCTTCATTTAATTGTGTCTGTCCTATATAATAATTCCAAAAATTTTGATCCGCATCTCCTCCGTCATACTCAACATAGGGACTGTATAGATTAAAAATATTTTCATAATCTTTTGGAACTCCTATTTCATTAAACAATGTCCCAATATCGTTAATATTTTTTTCAGAACATATTCCTATTTTATAAATATTTCCTGTAAAAGTTTTTGCAAATTCTTTTGTTCCTCCGACATACATATTGAGTGATGAATAGTTATTAAAAAATGACAAGATGTTGTTGCCAAAGTGATTTTTAAATTTATTGATTTCAAGACCTACAGAAAAAACTGTGTCGTTTGGAATAGATAGTGCCTCATAAAGAACCTGCTCTTCATCTGTTTGATATTTAAAAATATACCTTACATCATTTCCTACAGACTCTATAGAAAAATAATTTTGATTTCTACTGTCTTCAATTCTAATTAAAACTTGAGCCTCTCCAGTATAACTTGTATTCTTTTTAAATACGCCATACAGTCCATACATTGATAGGTCAGAAGCCTCTAAGTCATCAAAATATAAGTATGAGTTAATAGAGTCCCAAGATGTGTCTGGTCTTAAGTTTAAAAATAAATCACTTTCATTTTGGCTAACTGCACAACTTAACAATAATTCTCTTTGGGTTTTGATTGTACTATCAATTATAATTGTAGGAGGATCATAACTTGGAACAGTTAAATAATTATCCTCAACAATAATATTGTCTAGTGACGCTTGTGACCAGGACCCTAAATCTGGGTAGTTATAGTTTTTTGTATAATCAGCAAAAGAATAATCAAATACTACAGATTCTCCGCCATAGGATGCGTTTAAGTTTTCTGGATATTGCACACCTTGTCCATAAACAAATCTGCGCTTTGCAACAAGCAATGGAACTAAATAATTATATAACGCAACACAATCTATCTCTATTGGCTGTATCTCTTCATGTGCATAAAATCCCATCCAGTCTTTACTTTTACCATCCATACTAAAAGAATCTGGAAGGTATAAGGAATCTGCGTCTAACTGAATTGAAATAATTTCCTCACCATTTAAAAGTAAAGAAGAAACCTCTGGAGAATATCTCCAATGAATAAGCATTGGTCTTTCCCAATGTCCTACATAGTACGAAGAGTAACTCTCGTTTATTTTTAATACAATAAAAGGTCCATTAATATATATTCCATCGTTCGACCCTATTGGTCCAACTATTCTTTTTAATTCTTGTGAAGAATTTCTTGTTCTTATCCAAAACTCTAAAGAAAACTTTTGATATTTTCCAGACTCACTCATCATTCCTCCTGATGGAATGATCAGCGAAGGCTTGTTTGGATTTTCATATAGTTTGGTTACATTTTTAGATCCAAAGACTAATGGAACACCAAAATTTTTTGCCATAAGTGCGTTTTGATTTACAAAATAATAACCATAGTTTTCTGCTAACCCGTATGCTTTTGCCTCAACAACTTTACAAGTGTCTAACCCAATAGTTGATGGAAGATCAATAGATTCTGAGCCGAGAGATTGTGACTGAAACTCTTCACACCACTGACCAAAAGTGATTCCATTTATGTACATAATACAATCTGATGGAGATACAGTTTCTTCTCCAATATAGTTTATTTTTATTACTAATCTTAATGGAAGATCTGTTTCTTCTGGACTAAATGTTTCTGATACAAAGTACCATCTATCTGTCAAAGAGGCATCATAACTTTTTAAAACATCAATATATTCGTCTTGTGCTCCGTCGTAGTATCTGTATCCAATTTCAACATTAAGGACAAACGGACTAAGTGTATAAAAATATGAACCTACCGCAAATGTTTTTAATGTTTCATTTAAATCTGCAACACTAACAATTTCTGGACTAACTAATGTAACTGAAAAGGTTCCACCGAAAACAGATGATGGAGTTATTTTGTTAATTACACTATCTGGAAAAGGTGCGCTAGTTAATTCCTCTGTGCTCTGGGAAGTTCCATTATCAATTTCCCAGGTAGATGTTGCTCTTTGTGCATCTGAGATTATAGAGATATAGTCAGCCTGATCATCCAGTGCCCACAAAAATTGTGGATGCTCTGCATATATTTTCTCTGCGTATAGATTTGATGGGCTAGACATTATGAGTCTATTTTATCATACTAAGATATTTTTAATTCACAAGCATCTGTAGTACAGTACATTTCGCCTTGTGCCTCTAGATTATCTACACCATCATAAATAGCAGACCAATCGATCTTTTTAATTTGGCCAATATAACTATCATAATCTTCTTTAGTTATTTGAGTATATGGCTGCTGAGGATATGTATGATTTCCCATTGGTAGGAATGAGACTGCTTTTAATTGTCCCTCGTACATATGGAGTGCAGGCGCAACATGCTTGGCTTCAGTTTCTTTATCAAATGAAAGTGTTACAGAAACACCATTATCCGACCAATACTTCTGAGTAGTAGCAGCAAGCGCAATCTTCTCAAACAGTGTCACATCTTTTTCAGATCTTGGGTGTCCAGAGTGAACTGGGAAATATACGACAGTCGTATTTGCAGATACAAGGTCAGGCTCCATCTTATATCCTGCAGCCTTGAACAAGTGAATCATTGGGTCGGTATTCCCAAAACGAATTGCTCTCAAGAAATAATCTCCGCCTGGTGCCCAGTGAACTCCTGGCGTTGCGCCAGAAAGAATTGATACAGACCCTGATGGCTTAACAGTTGTGACCCTAATGGATTCACGAACACAAAGCCACTCTGAATATTGACGATCATACTTTCGAATTGTGTTGTATCCTTCGTCCATCCATTCACGCACAACAGGTAAGCCAAACTTGTCTGAGAATGATGCAATACCTGTAAGGGATGTTCCAATACGACGATTTCTTTGCATAATTCCATTTGTTTGTTGCCAATGTGTAGGAATCAATGTAACTGTCTTACCATAGAGGTAAGCAAACTTGAGTGTCCGAAGGAAGTCTTCCTTAGATTCATGGCGATTTAAATGTACCTCGACTAAAGTACACAACTCGTATGATTCCAATGGCTGCTCCGCACACGGATTGAAGCCCATAACACGATAGTCTTTGCCATCCTTTGGATCTGCCAGACGACCATAGTTACGTGCTACATCAAGCCAGATAAATCCTGGTTCCCCGTTATTAACAATTAGGTCAACATAGTCTTCATATTTTGTACCTACTGTTGCAGCAATGGAGTTATTAGACATCCATGCCCATCCTGGATTTTCTGGATCAAATGAATTACGCTCTGGAAAAACCTCAGCGTTCTTCAAATTCATAAAGTCTTGATCTTCTGCTGCACCCAGAGCCAGGGTAGCAGATCGTCTAACATTTCCTGATACTACACAGGTACCAATAAGGTTTACGATATCTACGATTGCTCTTGAGTCAAGGGTCTCTCCTGCTCTACCGCCGATTACAGCCTTGATCTGCTTGTGTAACTGTATAAGTGGTGCAGGACCGCTTGCTGTGCCTCCAAAACCCTTAATAGGGGCACCTAGAGGCCTAATAAGGTCATAGTTAAACTCCTGAATATACATATTAGGCTTTAAATATGAATTAATTAATAGTCTGACAGACTCTACCCAACCTTCACGAGTATCTGGGATTTCATATACTTGTGGTGGTTCTGTTGGGCTATAAATAGGAAGATTTTTCTCCCCGCCCAAAGTATCAAACCCTACACCTACGCCCATCATAAGAGCATCCATAACCCAACCAAATAATTGTCCTGGATCGTTACGATCAATATCTTTTGTTGAAACCATGGCGCAGTTTTGAAGTGCAGCAGAGTTTTTCTTTTCCATAGTTAGAGGAGTGCCAAACGCCCACATACCTCTTCCTGGAGGAGTCCACTTTAACTCAAACATTCTTTGATAGGCTTCTTTAGCAGATGCTTGTGCCTTATAGTCATTCCAAGGTAGTCTGTTTTCTTTAGCGTGATTCTTCTGGGCTGAATACATACCCTCGATTACTCTACGACAAACCTCATGCCATCTTTCTTTCGTCCCATCTTCCTTCATACGGGAGTAGGTACGAATAAATGTAATCTCTCCTAATGAATTACCACCTGCGTCTGTAAAACCGAATGGTGGCTCCTTTGATTTATACTCATTTATAAACTCTTCAGACAAACGAAAACTAAAAAAATCAGACACTGTTATTCTCCTTAAGAAACTGTAATTACCCAAGTATACCAGAGTTTTTACTTTTATAAAACTCTAATGCTATTATTGAGGTTTAGATTATGAAAATTTACTACTTGAAATATGATTCATTTCAATATGATTAATATTAAAGTGTGGTGGCAACTCTGAAACCCACAAAATAGAATTAGCAAGATCTTCTGCTGTTAAAGCAATATCTCTTTTTTCAATCTGAGTATCAATTGTTCCTGGACAAATCTCTGTAATTTTAATTCCATATTCTGGGAACTCCATTCTCATAGTATCTATTAATCCCATTTGTCCTCTTTTAGCATTTGTATAGTTACCGCCTCCACGATATGGGATCTTTCCACCCAAAGAACTAATAAAAATAATTGTTGGGGACTTTGACTTTTTCATACATGGCACAAAAAGTTGAGAAAGATACATTGGTCCAGAAACATTAATCTCGTATGCTATTCTAAAATTATCCATAGTTTCATTAATAATGTTGGTTGGTCCAGACCCTCCACCAGCATTGTTAACCAAAAGATCTAAAGATATATCTTTATATTTTTCATAAAATGCCTTTATCTGATTTTGATTAGTTATATCTAACGCATATACCTCTACATTATCAGAAATCAATTCAGAAACTTTTTCTAGGTTACGAGAAACAGCAATAACCTTATAACCATTTTCAGATAAAAGTTTTACTGTGGCATACCCAACGCCTTTACTTGCACCAGTGACTATGGCTGTTTTCACTACATGCCTTGGTGATTGTTTAGTTGCATGTTGTTATGAATCCAGTGACCTGGAACCATATACTTTACTCCAGACTTTACAGTATGTGCTGTATGGAAATATGGGGCCTCTGCTGGGAAAATAATAACGCTGTTTGCTTTTGGCTTAATCCCAAAATCTATTGTATTGTTTGCAACAGCAAGATCGTAATCTAAGTCTACTGCTGGAGCACCATGTACCCAACCATCTTTACTGTTCCATCCACCATCGTAATCCTTTAACTGAAAAGATATTTCTCCACCCTCACAGTCATCATTTAAATACATTACAAGAGAATATCTCAATGTTTTGTCGCCATCTAGTTGATCAAAATGTGCTCCCATGGCCATACCAGTATAATACTTTTTGATATTAAAAGTTGGGAATAGTCGTGGTTCATCAAAATCTCCCATGGCTTCTGCATAATCTTTACATACATTGTATAGAGTTGTCATTACTGCATCATAAATATATTTGCTTTTTTCTCCAACAATGCCGCCTGACTTTGAGATAGCATCCACGTCAAAGGTTTTTGTTTCTCCATAAATAAAATCTTTATCATTTGAAGATGTCCATTTTTGCCAAAGGTTAACCTTAGTGTCATCATAAAACTCCATGCCATCTAGTTCATTTAGAGTTTTTAAAAACACATCAAAGTTATCTATTGCATCTGTGTAGTAATATACTTTTGGATCTAATATTTCTTTATTCATTAGTATTTATTCCTTTCGTAATGTCCTTTTTCTTTTACAAAGCCGACAATTACATACCTTATTGGTCCCTCGCCAACATGCTTGACTCCATGCTCGTACTCTTCATTGCCTGGGAAAAACAGTAAATCTCCTGGCTGTGGTCTTAAAGATATATCTTTATTAGGGAAAAACAACTCCCCATCTACATAATCATCATTAATATACAAAATTGTTGCATAGTGTATTGATGGATCTGTATGCTGATCTGTATGTGATTTTAACTCTACACCCTTTTGCATTCTTTGAATGGTTGCAAGACCGCTTAGTTCTAAGCCTGGGAATGATGGCTCAATAATATCGGTTAGTCTTTTATAAAAAACCTGTTGTTCTGGATGGTGCTTAATGTTTAAATTCTTATCTACCCAATTTTGTGTAATTTCAAACTTACCTTCTGCAACAAGATTGTCTACATCATCTCTTCCAAACTTTTCTAAGCAAAAGTTTTTTAGATTTCCCATATACTCTACTTCCCAGTCTGCCTGAGTTGCTCCATTTATAGTACTCCAAACAAAGTCTAATTCTTCTTTTGTTAAAAAGTTTTTAACCCACAAGAGTTCATTTGTTATTTCTTCAAACTCTAGATTACTATCTTTTAGTTTTTGTTTTAGTGTATCAATCATGTGGCCTAACACCATCCTCTATGCGATATTTATTTCCATCTTCGTCTATTTTATAACCTTCTTTTAGTAACTCTTGCCACTCAGCCTTTTCTTTTGCTTGAAATGCCCTTGTCTCTTCCATCTCTTTTGCCCATGCATCTCTTAGTTCTTGTGGATAGGCATCTTCTTCTCTATCATCCCAGAATGATCCTATAGTATACCTAACACCCTTAGTGATAAGTGTTACTTCGTGCATATTATTAAATCCGCCATCGAAGGCAGCAAGCATCCCTACCTCTGGCTTAATGCTTATTTCTTGATCTGGAAACTGTAATAGTCCACCATCAAAATCATCATTTAGATATAAAAATGATGCATATCGACTTCTTGTGAATGCTCCAGAGTTTCCTTTTTCATCTGTATTGTCAGAATGAATTCTTGCATATGCTCCTGGCTCCCACTTTTGTGTATGGTATCCAATTTGACAAACTATTTTTTCATCAATATCATGAACACTAGCAACAGCCTTAATAATACCTTCTTTTATTTGTGAAAAAATATCTGCTGGCAAGCCCTCTAATAAAACATCTTCGTCATCGTCTTGAGGCAAGACAGATGAATACGACTCATAAAATGAAATTGGTGTCCATGAAATCTTTCCACTTTCTGCATGCTTGTCTAAAACCTTAATTAGTTTGGCTGCAGTATCTGCATCAATAAAATTTTTATAAAGAACTATGTCTTTAGTTAATCTTTCTTTGTTGTTTAGATTCATGAATTTCTCCTTATGCCATTTTCTGGATCCCATGCACTTATTGTTTTATCGTCAGGGAAAATTCTATGATACTTTGTGTTAAAATCTGGCCTTACTTCTCCAGTATGCTCTAGAATTTCCCAAAAAAATGGACATGTGTATCTCACACCATCTTTAATCTTAGTAACTCCATGAACATAGTTCATGTCTCCTGGGAAAAAGTATGCAGATCCACGCTTAGGCTTAAACTGTATTCCTTGGTTTGGAAAATATAGTTCCCCACCTTCATAGTCATCGTTTATATAAAATAAACTTGCTATATCATAGTTTGGAAAATCATTAGGTGTCCCAGCATCAGGGCCAAAGTGTAGTTCTTTGTCTGCGTGTGGCATTTGGAACTGTCCTGGATTCCACTTAACAATAGTCTGGCCTGTTGGCTGAACCTTAACATTAAAAAAACTTTCAATAACTGGTTGAAGTTTATTAAACAAACCAATAATTACTGGAACAATGTTTGGATCATTTTGATTAAGAGATGGTGCACTGGCTACCCTATCTTTCCAATATTCTGCATCATAAATTACAGTTCCATTTTCATTTTTATGGCTTTCAGTAATATCCCAAATAGTAATACTTCTTGCTGCCTTATCTAAAAAGTCAACTTCTTCTTGGGTCATAAAATTTTCTAACTCTATAATATTTTCTGGCCCATATCCAAAAAACCCAGATGGGGTTAAGGATGGTTTTCTGGTAACTGTAATAGCGTCATTAATATCCATAATAGTATTATATCACTTAATCGTATTACTAGTAACATGAAGTTTTAATGCCTTTACCTCATGTGATCCTACAGATTCATTTTTTTCGTTTACAGCATCTCTATACCAATCTGTCCATTTACCAGATGAGTTAACAACTTGTGCTGCTTCACCATACGCTATGTTGGCATCACGTCTTTGATTATTGTTATCTACATAATTAACAATATTAATAGAACTATTGTTTAGATTAGTCAAAGATATTGGAATGATTGTTGCTATTGGAGTTCCTGCCTTAATTACTGTTTCTTGATTTGCCTTTTTTGCTTTAATTGCTAGAGGCAAAGGATTGTCATAGAAAGATGTACTGATTAAATTGGACAGAGTTTCAAAATCATCATTAAAGTAATTAACTGGATTAATAGTCAAAATACTAACATCTGGATCTGTTCTAAAAACTAATGATGTATTTAAACTTATTGATGACTGGCCTCTTCCAGAGTATGCTCCAACTGGATTAGTAATCTTTACATGTTGGTCTGTTTGATCGTTTACCCCATCCCAGGTAAATATAATATCTTCTGTGCAAGATAAACTCCAGCCAATTACATTTGCTTGTGTGACTGGAAAACATCTATAAGCATGATTTTCAGATGTTGCATCCATCCAATCTCTTTTAATAGACATTGGCTTAATATCAAAAAGACAGCCATGCATTTTTTCAACAGTAATATTAAACATTATTCATTTGCCCACTTTGGATCATACATATCTGGTGTATGATACTTTTTGCTATAATCTAACATTGTTACAATTGAATACTTAGTCCCAGAGTGTACTGGCATTGCTTGATGTGGATACATAAAGTTTGATGGGAATATATAAAGATCTCCAGCCTGTGGCTTTATATTTAAATCTTGCAATCTAAAATAAAGTTCGCCACCTTCATAATCATCATTAACATATGCCACTAAAGATACAGTACAATTATAAGAAAAGCCGTGATCATGATGTTCTTTGAAGTGCTGTCCTGGACCATACTTAATAAAGTTAAAAGCCTCCCAATATTTAAGTGGCATAATATTATAATCTCTTCTATAATCTTCTACTGCTGGAGCCTGTACATCATAAATGTCTTGCCATATTTTTTGCAAAAACAAAGAATCTTCGCTAGGATCTGACTCAATATCTGTCTTTTTAAATTTAAAATCGTAACAATCTCTATAATCTGGCATTAATTGCTGATACCCTACATATGCTGGCAACCAGTGATATCTTTTTCCATCTTCAGACATCTCTCCCCATGGGGCTGGCTTACCAAGAGTACTTTCTAGCCTATTTATAATGTCTAATTCTTGCTTAATTACATTTCGATATACTGTAATTCCATTGCCAAGACTTTCTTTACTTGTCCAGGTTGTCATTGCTACTCCTTATTTATACTCTCTTCTTGTCCAAACTTTGTCTTTATATACCCCGCCATCTGGCTGCCTATAAAAGTTTGCGTTATCTACCATTTTAGCATATATAGTTGATGAGTCTGAAATCTCAATACTATGTTCCCAGTTTTCTCTTTTGAATGGCAGAACCTGTAGATATGGGGTTCCTGCAGGAATAGTTCCTTCCCATCCCTCAACAATAAAAAATGGAAAACTACCCAATAACTCAACCTTGTCTGAGTCAACAATTCCAGTTGTGCTCATAAATGGCAAATCAAATCTATTCATTGGTGTCATAAATAGCGCACTATAGCCATCTGGTAGTTTCATTCCCCAGTCTGGCATCCATGCAAAATGACTCTTGTAGTAGCCTTTTGGATGTTCAAATTGTGGCATTGGTGGCCTAACTGTACAAAAATCTCTATACATTGGATTATCAATTTTAAGATCTAAAGACCCATTATTATTTTTTGTAAATATTAAATCACAAGGCGTTTTAAAAACATACCCAGTCATAAAGGCATCCATTATTGCAGGGCATGCCTTCCATGTAGGAATCATCCCATAGTCATCTGTTGTTCCTTCTTTGGGAAAGGGACAAACCTCTTTTGGAGCCTTATAGTATTCTCCATTAATGGGATTTTTTGCAAACCTATCTGCATCTTTATACCATTGAGGTATTTCTTTTTGTGTTGAGGATGGTGCTGATTTGCTTTCTTTTGTAAGCCATGGCCTGTAAGATTTAAAGACTATAGAGTTATACTCAGTATCCACCCTTATGTCCTAACTCATTAATATCAGTCATGATTACGACACAATACTTTGTACCGCTCTTCATTGGAAGAGACGCATGCTCATAAATATAGTTAGATGGGAATACAGCAATATCTCCGACTTTTGGTGTAAGAGTGTATCCATCTAATCTTGGAAACTTAATCTCTCCACCTTCGTAATCATCATTAATGTAAATAACTGCTGAAACTGTAGCATTATATGCAGGGCCGTGGTCTGCATGAATATTAAAGTGCTTTCCTTCGCCTTCATACTTTACAAAGTTAAATGCTTCGTAATAAATAACATTAATACCCCAGTAGTGTGCATAATCATCTACACAAAACTTTAATTTTTGATAAATCTCTTCATGTAGATCTATTAACTCTGCATTAAACTCATCTCTTGGACCAAGATTTTCTTGCTTGTATTTAAAATCTACAGCATCTCTTGCTTTTTTAATAGGAGTTGTTGAGTTTGTTACTTGTGCCTCAGACCACTTATATCGTTTTGTGCCATCTAGATTAGATTCAAGAATTTGAATATATCTATCAGCATCATCTTTAGAAAATACATTTCTGTATACATTCAATCCAAGTCCAGGATTTTCTACGACTATACCGTTTGGTAATGTTTTTGTTGGATACCTATTTGAGGCAGTTTCTGATCTATCTTTTGTAAACCAGGGATTCTGGTTTTCATCATAAATTTGCATATGACTAACCTTTCAATAATAAAATTATGCTAATTCAGTAAATGTAGTTCCATCCCAATTATAAGATAATCCAATAATAAGGTTTTGACTTTCTGGAATTTTAATCAAATTTACTTCACCAGTAAATGCTGCGCTATACATTTCTGCCTTTGGTGTATCAACTGCTACCGCCACTCTAGCGACAACAATATTGTCACACAAAAATGCATATAAATTAAAAGAGTCTAATTGTTCCTGAGTTGCACTCATAAGATTTGGTCCTGCTGTGCCTCCAGAAAATGATGATCCGTTCCAAGTTGCACCATAAAGCGCTTGCTGCTTATGTGCACTTGCATCGATTCCTATAATAGGCAATCCAGAATCATTGGCTGCATTAAGTGCATCCATAACTGTTTGTTTGCTATGACTAAATTTTCCAATTAAATCATATGCATCGTTATTTTTTACTAATACTCCGTACATAAAAAGACTCCTTTGTTACTTTTATTATAGCATATGTTTAGTGGGTACATTTTTTACAATGTACCCTCTAACATTAACAACTGCACGATCTTCCTGGGCAGCATACGCTACATCTCCAGCAATACCCACAACTACAAGTTGATGCGAATGATGGTGGGAAGAATGGGAAGAATGGGAAGAATGGGAAGAATGGTGGGAAGAACGGGAAGAATGGGAAGTAAGGGAAGAATGGTGGGAAGAACGGGAAGAATGGGAAGTAAGGGAAGAATGGTGGGAAGAACGGGAAGAATGGGAAGAATGGGAAGAACGGTGGGAAGAATGGGAAGAATGGGAAGAATGGGAAGAATGGTGGGAAGAACGGGAAGAATGGGAAGAATGGTGGGAAGAATGGTGGGAAGAACGGGAAGAATGGTGGGAAGAATGGAGGGAAGAATGGGAAAAACGGCGGGAAGAATGGAGGGAAGAATGGGAAGAACGGCGGGGTAGTAGTAACAGATGCAGTAGTTGCTCCATTACCTGTTCCGTTTGCATTGATAGCAACAATCGTATAAGTCTGAGAGCCTGGAGAGACTCCAGGATCACTAGCAGCATAGGATGTTGCACCAGCAGAAATACCAGTATAACTTGATCCGTCTGAACCAGTAATTGTATAAGATGTAATTGCAGAACCACCATTTCCTGGAGCAGTCCAAGAGATAGTGTTAGTATTTGCTGATGTTGCTGAAGCACTTACACCAGTTGGAGTTCCTGGTACTGTTGTAACAGTAACAGAACCTGATGTTGTTGGGTTGGCTGTACCAGCAGCGTTTGTTCCTACAACTGTAAATGTATAGGATGTTCCACCTGAAAGACCAGTAAATGTATAGGATGTGTTTGCATTACCAGTTACTACAGTTGATGTTGCTGGAGTAGTTGTAATAGTATAAGAAGTTGCTGCAGGAGATGTAGCAGACAATGTCCAAGATAGATTAACAGCGCCGTCACCAAATGCTCGACCTGTTCCTACATTTGTACCAGATAAGCCTGTTACAGGATCTGGTTGTAGAAAGTTATCTTGTGCTGAGGCCTTAATACCTCTTTTTTTGCTTGTTGCCATGCCGTTCTCCTTTTTCTACTATTAAGTTTTATTATGCTGACAAGTCGCCCATGACTACCCAAGTATCAGTTGCTCTCTTGAAAAGAGTTGCTGATGACCACTGGGCACGTAGGTTTAATCCTGGTGTAGCATTTACTGTTACTCCTGATGCTCCAGCGATTGTAACTCCACCAGTATTTGTGCGAAGAATATCAATTGATGTTCCTACTGGATAAGCAACTGCTGAGTTTGCAGGGATTGTAATTGTTACTGCTGAACCACCTGTATGAGAAACTTCAATTAATGAGTCTCTTTCAGTTAGGGCAGAAAGTGTATATGCTGCTGTCTTTTGAATAATTGGTGTGCGAGATGCTACACCTTCTTTTGTCTGTGTGCCGTCTGAGAAAACTACACCAGATGAAGGAGTTACAGTTGTTGCTGTAAGTGCTGCTACTGCAAGATCATCAAGTGATCCCTCTGTGAAATCAACTGTTGTTGTTGGTTCTGTTGTAACACCCTTAAACAACTTCCACTTAGCATCAGATACGTCTCTTACAAGACCTGAGTGCTTTGCTCCACCATCTGTGTAACCTACCACAATACCAAGGTCAACTGTGTTTGCTGCATTTTGGTGAGCAAGTTGAAGCATGTTATCTTCAATTACAATAGATGTTGATGATGCATTAAATGTTGTACCATTTACTGTTAGGTTTCCGTCAACTGTTAGGTTTTGGTCAATTTCTACTGAGCCTGTAAATGTTGCTCCTGCAAGAGAAGCCTTTGCATCAAGTGCTGTTTGTGTAGCAGTTGATACTGGCTTATTTGCATCTGATGTATTGTCTACGTTACCCAAGCCAACCATTGTTGATGTAATACCTGAAACAGTACCTGTAAATGTTGGTGATGCTAGAGGTGCCTTAAGATCAAGTGCGTCTCCAAGTCCATCAACCTTAGACTGAGCAATTGCTGCAGTTGCACTAATATCAGCATCTACAATTGTTCCATTTGCAATCTTTGCAGATGTTACTGCACCGTCTTCAATCTTAGCGGTAGTTACAGAATCTCCAGCAAGTTTATCTGCAGTTACAGCAGAGTTAACAATTTTTGCTGTTGATACGCTATCATCTGTTGGTGTTCTTGTATCTGATAAACGAGCATCATCTGTAAGAACAAGATTTGCTGTATCAGCAATTCCATGTACGTTTGTTGTATCTGCACGGTGTGCTTCTACAGCATCGCTCACATCTGTATGAGTAGCAAGTTCAGCAGTATCAGCAATTCCATGTACAGCAGTAGTGTCATTTGCGTGTCCTGAAACGTCTGATAACAATGCAAGATTTGCTGTATCAAGAATACCGTGGACATTTGTAGTATCATTAGCATGATCAGTAACATCTGATGTTAGAGCAAGTAGTGATGTATCATAAATACCATGTACGTTTGTTGTTGCTGAAGTATGTGCAGATAAATCATTATTTGTAACAAGTTCACCAACATCTTCAATTCCATGAATATTTGTTGTTAGTAAATTGTGAGCGCTAACTGCACCACTAGCAGCGTCTGTAGATGTGTTGTCTACATATTCTTTAGTAGCAGCATCATCACCATTTATTGGAGCACCTACAAGTGTTAATATACCTGTCATGGTGTCCCCAGACTTAGAAACCTTAGTTCCAATTTCATTAGAAACAGTTACTGCAAAGTTTTCATCATTATTGATTGCAGCAGAAAGTTCAGTTAATGTATTTAGGAGTTCTGGAGAACCTGCAATAACTGCATTAACTCTACCCTGTACGAATTCGGTTGTGGCAAGTTTGGTTGTGTTATCAGTTCCTGCCTGAGTGACTGCTACAGAAGTAGATCCAAGATCTGCACCAGTTAGTGTCTTATTTGTTAATTCTTGTGTTCCAGTAAGTGTTACTACTGTATTATCAATATCAAACTGTTCTGTACCTGAGTTCCAGTCGATACCTGTACCAGCAAGTGCTGACTGATCAACCGTTGCTCCAGATACTGCATCTGTTACAAACTGCTGTGTTGCAAGGTCTGCTGTATTTGCGATACCGTGGACATCTGTAGTGGCTGTTGTGTGATCGGAGAGATTATCTGCCACTGTAGTAAAGAAAGCGGGATCGTCGCCAAGGGAGGCAGCGAGTTCATTAAGTGTATCAAGTACACCTGGGGCGCCATCAAGTATTGCATTTGCATCTACATAATAATTAAGTGCAGACCATGCCGATGATCCATTACCAATTTTAAACTTACCTGTATCGGTTTCATAACCGATTTCACCTGCTGCTAGAGTTGGGTTTGCTCCCGTCCATTGGGCTGCAGTTCCTCTGCGCTGTTGCATTCTTGTTGCCATTTATCTCTCCTTGTGGTATTTCTACCGTTTTATTTCTGTGCTAATTATAACATCAGTTTTAGTTGAAGTTATCTGTTGCTACACCACCATCATAGGTTGTTGTCCATGATGATTCGTTATAGGCTCCGCCATCAACTGGGGATCCTTGTGGGTCATTAAAACTGCCAGCACTGACAAACTGAGATACAATAAATCCAGTTCCATCAATTGCTGTATCGTGAATATGTTGTGGAAGATTAAGGGTATCGTCAATTGTAGCCATGGTTAGCCATGAGCCTTCATAATAAACATTAACTCTTGAGGTTAATGTATCAAACCATTGATCTCCATTATCTGGTGATAGGGGAGGGGTAGATCCGACAGCCATGCTTCCTGCTATTGAGTCTACGTACTCTTTTGTAGCAGCATGGTTATTTTCAGTAGGAGTTCCTACTATTACTGATCCTCCAAAACTACCGCCGTTTCCGACCTGTAGTCCATTCTTGACCTTGAAATCTTTATCTACTGTTGCCAAGATCTACCACTCCCTCTTTTATTTATTTTGTTATGCTAAAAGTGTACCTACAACAGTAACTGTTGAGTTA